TGAAGCCACTCCAACAGGCGGCGTTCCAGTGAACAAATATGCTACTGTTGCTATTGGTGACAATCAAACCTTGATGTGTCTCTGGACAGTTCCAAGAGGATACACTGCCTATGTTCATCAAAAAGATGTTTCAGCCTCTTCTTCCGCAGGGAAGTTTGCTATTTTCTCATTTGTTGACAGGCCAGATGGCGGCGTTTTCAATATAAAAGACAGGGTTCTTTTAGCCAATAACAGCACGGCTATTTCCTATTGGAACCCTATAAAATTTACGGAAAAAACAGATATTGAAGTTAGGGCGCAGGCTGATTCTGCGGGTGGTACAATCACAGTCTCCGCCACGCTAGACATTACATACATTAAGAATGAGGTGGGTGTATAATGGCTCGCAAAAAAGAAAACCCCATTCGCAAGACTACTGGTAAGGGCGGTAACTACCGCAAGACCAAAGCTGGCGCGGGTATGACAAAGAAGGGTGTTGCCGCATATCGCAAGGCAAACCCCGGCTCAAAGTTAAAGACTGCTGTAACTGGCAAAGTTAAAAAAGGTTCGGCTGCTGCAAAGCGCCGCAAATCTTTCTGCGCTCGCAGCGCTGGTCAAATGAAGAAGTTTCCTAAAGCGGCTAAAAATCCTAACAGCCGCTTGAGACAAGCGAGGCGTAGATGGAAATGCTAGTTAAGATTTTGATAGGTGTAATAGGCTTTTTTACAGCTTTATCTGTGCCGTTTATTGGCTGGGTTGGGATTAGTATTGTTGATATGAAGGTTGACCTAGCACAGACACATGCGAAGGTTGATGCTAATTATCAAATGATTAAGCCTATGTGGGAACAATTTATTTCGGAGAAAAAACTTGCCGATATCACGCTCGCAAACGCCCCAACAGATAAGTAAACCAGGAGGCAAAAAGATGCCAAAAGATGCTTGTTATAAGAAAGTAAAGGCTCGCTACCGCGTATTTCCTAGCGCGTATGCTTCAGGAGCAATTGCAAAGTGCCGCAAGGTTGGTGCGAAGAATTGGGGAAACAAGTCCAAAGCGAAGAAGATGCGTGGTGGCGGCGCGGTTATGAGAGATAAGCCGACTAGAATGTATTGATGGGGCGAATATGGCGGTTAGAAAAACAAAAGCTGGAGCTAATCTCAAGCGGTGGTTCAAAGAAGATTGGAAGGATGTCCGCACGGGGAAGGCATGTGGCAGACGCAAAGGTGAAAAACGGGGTACTCCATATTGTCGCCCCTCTAAAAGAGTGTCTTCTAAAACTCCCAAAACATCCAAAGAGATGACTGCTGCTGAAAAACGTAGTAGGATAGCTCAGAAGAAGCGCATTGGTCAGCCAGCAGGGAAGCCGCGCCGCGTTAAGTCCTTAAAGCGAAAGAAGAAGTAAAGTGTCTGTGGAGGGGCAAATAAAAAAAGAGCTTCGCCTTTGGTCTAAAGAGGCGCTAGAGAAGCCTAACGAAAACTATAATGGGCTTCCAGCGTGTCCATTTGCGAAAAAAGCTTGGTTAGAGAACCGCGTTGGCTTCACGTTCAAAAGAAGCTCTTCTTGGGACATTTTAATTGAAACAATTCAAGATTGGGATGATAGCAAAGATGTTGTTATCTTGATTGATTTTGAGTATCCAGAACTTAATGAAATGTACGAATTTCTGGATGTTTTAAACGAAACTTTGTCTGATGACGGCTCCGACATGTTTGTTATGGGTTTTCATCCAGAAGCAGAGAGCAATGAATTTCTGAATGACTCCTTTGAGATGACTGATGATAATTCTTATGCTATGATATTTTTGCAGCGCTTGACAAAGTTGCAAGAAGCCTCGAATCTCTTGAGAGACAAGGGGTATTACAAATTTTGCGAAGACTATTATGCTAACGAGTCTTTGTATGTTCACAGAGAAAACCTTTACAGGAGACTGAAAGATGCCCGGTGATAAAAAAGTTACTCCTCAGATGTCTGCGGCGGCTCTAAAAAAGCTTGCCAAGGAAATGGGATTTGACATTACCCAAGCAAAGCCTAAAAAAATGATGGGCGGCGGCGCTGCTAAAAAGATGATGCGCGGTGGCATGGCAACAAAGAAAAAGCCAGCTATGATGCGCGGTGGCGGTAAAGCTAAAAAAATGATGCGTGGCGGTAAGGTCAAGAAGTAATGGCTGTTTCAGGCTCCACTGATTTTGAGCTAGATGTATCTGATTACATTGAAGAGGCTTTCGAGCGCTGTGGCTTAGAGGTTAAAACAGGTTATGACCTCAAGACAGCCAAGCGCTCGATGAACCTTATGTTCGCTGAATGGGCGAACAGGGGGCTAAATCAATGGACAATTGTGCAGCGCACAATAAATGTCGTTCAGGGCACGAACAATTATACGCTTGGCGCTGATGTAATTGATGTTTTATCTGCTGTTATTCGCAGAAGCGACACGGACATTAGCATGGAGAAAATCAGTCGTGATGAGTACCTAAACATACCGAACAAAAGCACTGAGGCTCGTCCTACGCAGTTCTTTATAGACAGACAGATAACACCAGTAGCGAAAGTCTGGCCCGCGCCAGAAAACAGCACAGATGTTATCTTCTATGATGCCTTAACAAGAATTGATGACGCGGACACATTTACTAATACCATTGATGTACCGTTTCGCTTCTATCCTTGTTTAGCTGCTGGACTCGCTTATTACCTTTCCATGAAGCGTGCGCCAGACCGCATTCAGTTGCTAAAGGCCGCGTATGAAGAGGAATTTGATAGAGCTTTAGCAGAGGATAGAGACAGAGCTTCTTTCAACGTAGCTCCTAGTTTAAGCTTTTATAAGGTAACGTAATGCCTAAGTTTGCGGCTGGAAAATATGCGTATGGAATATCTGACCGCTCTGGATTTCGCTACCGCCTAAAGGATATGCGAAGAGAGTGGACGGGTTTTCTTGTAGGCAAAGATGAGTGGGAAGCAAAGCACCCGCAGCTAGAGCCGCGTCATCAGCCTACAGACGCAGAAGCATTGCGTAACCCACGCCCAGACCCTAACGCCGATGGGAATGACAACAAGGCCTTTATTGTATATACAAATGTAGGCGATGGAATAATTGGCAAAGAGCTTGAAACATTTGAGCTGACAGGCTCAATTGGCACAGTTACGGTGGTAGTATGACTTATAATTTGACACAGCTAAAGCAGGCTATTCAGGATTACACTGAAAACAGCGAAACGACTTTTGTGAATAATTTAGATAATATTATTCGCAATACAGAAGAGCGCATTTTAAAGCTTGTTGATTTAGATTATTTCAGAGAGAACGCTAACGCTAACATGATTTCTGGTAATAAGTACCTGAACACTCCAAGCAATTACCTGTCGAGCTTTTCTTTTGCTTTCACTGACTCCAACGGTGACACACAGTTTTTGCTGCAAAAAGATGTGAACTTCTTACAAGAATACTGGCCTGACCCTACTCAAACTGCTGCGCCAAAATATTATGCTCAGTTTGATATCGACAATTTTATTCTTGCCCCAACACCTGATGCTTCTTACAATGTAGAAATACATTACTTTTATAGGCCAAATTCTATAACAGGTTCCGCGCAAACATCTTGGCTAGGCGACAACGCGCCAGATGCTTTGCTTTACGGCTGTCTTGTTGAGGCCTATACATTCATGAAGGGCGAGGCAGACATGCTTCAATTATATGAGTCAAGATTTGCTGAATCCATTTCTAGGCTTAAGAATTATGGTGAAGGTTTGGAAAACACCGATGCATACAGAACGGGTCTGGTTCGTATGCAAAAAACCTAGAGGGTATTTTGGAGGGGCAAAATGTACACAGCGTCTATACCAACGCATCTAATCAATGCGGAGGTTTCTGTATTTCAAGATTTTTTAAGCCGCGATTACTGCGACATTATCTTATCAGCATATGATGATATAGAAAAAATAGACAATACAGGGCCTGAAAGAGACAATCTTTTTGACACTGAAAGAACGAACTGGAGAGCACATCATCATTTGGGTGTTCGAAATGTTTGTAATGCAATTTCAGAAAAATTTGTTTCCGTATTTCGGAGAGGTTTTCACGCCCCTGGGCTAAAGAGTCTGAACCTGAATGTGTTCGAGTCTTGGATAGGCGTTTCTGGAAATAACGCTTTTGTAGAGCCTCACGACCACGGTTCATGCCCTTTAGTTTGGGCTTTTGTGTTTTATGCAAAAATACCAAACAAAACATCTTCTTTACGATTTATACATCGTAGCAAAGACCATGTTGAGGTTGGTGTTAGGGAAGGAGATGTTCTTTTTTTCCCTTCAAATTTAATGCACTACTCAACTGATACCGTTCCCGGCAGAACAATATTTTCAGGTAATTTTACAGTTTCTTTGACAATGGAGGAATAATAATGATTCAAGAAAACTTAGAGGGCAAAGAAGTAGCTATTGTAGCTCTTGGGGGCAGTTTTGCTGATTATGTTATGTCGAGAATAAACTCAAAATCGTTTGATGAGGTTTGGGGCATAAATAGTGTCGGCGCGGTGTTTCATGTTGACCGAACATTTATGATGGACCCTGCCTCTAGGTTTCTTGATGATGTAAAAGCTGGCTCTCAAACTGGTGTAGGCTGTGAGTTTTTGCTGGAAACGCCAAACAAAGGCCCCATTTACTCTTGCTGTCTAGATGAGCGCGTTCCTGAAATTGTTGAATATCCTTTAGAAGAAGTTATATCCGACTTAACCTTTAGTTATTTTAATAATACTGTTGCGTATGCTGTTGCTTTTGCAATTCACAAAAAAGTGAAAAAAATACATTTGTATGGCGTAGATTTTAGCTATAGCAAAAACCTACACTTTGCAGAAGCGGGAAGAGGTTGCGTGGAGTTTTGGTGCGCTGTGGCTCTTTGCAAAGGCATTCAAATTCAAGTCGCGCCACGTTCACCGTTTCTTGATACAGATGTTCCTGAAGACGAAAAATTGTATGGGTATCACAGATTAGAGGACCCCCTTGTTCAAAGAGTTGTGAGCGGAAGTTTGGTTATTGCTAAAAAAAGCGCCATTGACAAAGCGGTAGCTGATGAGGGGATGACCCCGCCGGAGCCGCTAGAGTTTTCTGACCCTGTTTTGATTGGCAGACATGATGTTGAGGGTGTAACTTATCACGAGGCAAAAAATTGAGCACTAAAGCGATAGAGGTTGACCTTTTCCCCATTAAATGTTTTGAGCTAAATATTCCTGAACATGAGCAAATTCTTCAAGAGTGCCTTAAAAACAGAGAGCAAATAAAAGAAGTTAATGCGGCGGCTGGGAAAACATGGCACGAAAATCATTTTTCAGACTTTCCAAATACCATTAAGAACGAGGCATTTGAAGGAGCTGTTAAAAAAGTTCTTTCAGCTCTTCACAATGACACGGGTTTAAGCGTTGGGCTTACTGAATATTGGACGGCTTTTTACGGTGAAGGCGCTATGCACGAGCCTCACGTTCATAATGTGTCTGTATTTGATAAGATTAATTATTCTGGAGTTCTGTATTTAACAGAGGGCAGCGGTACGGTATTTTTTTCACCACATTCTATGGGTGAGAATAATTTCACTACTAAAGGCTCGCCTGGGAATCTATTTATTTTTCCAGCAGCTATTCCTCACGCCTTTCATAATATAAGAAGCGGTGGTAAAGAAAGAGTTATTATATCGTTTAATTTGCATTTATACGGAGAAATGAATGATTAGTTTTCCGACAGAAATACAGGTAGCTAGCGTAAATGTTATGACTTCTGATGAGGGCGGTCATAGCACAGAACAAATTGTAGAGCTTGCTATGGATAGAATCTTAAAAGTTTCAGATACCGCTCCTCCGGCGATAAAGGAGCAGGCAGAAGCGTTTCAAAACAATATTCGTCAAGTTCTTCAACATTACATAGAATTGGCAAGACGCGAAGAACGTGCTACAATTGCTCGTAGAATGGCTAAATCTGGCCATAACGATATAGCTGACCTTGTAAGGAGAATTTAATGGCTATCACTCAGGCAATGTGTACCTCGTTTAAGACACAACTTCTTACAGGCACACACAATTTTACAAACAGTACTGGCAACACCTTTAAGCTAGCTTTGTACGCAATTAGCGGTGGCGGTAAGTCATCAACAACAGCTACTTTAGGCGCGTCTACAACTGCATTCACCACAACAGGCGAAGTTGCATCAACAGGTACATACGCAACTGGTGGCGGCACACTAACAAATGTTACGCCTAGCGCAGATGGTACAACTGCAATCACCGATTTTAGTGACTTGAGCTTTACAACAGCAACAATCACTGCTCGCGGTGCGTTGATTTACAATTCATCCGCCGCAAATGCGGCTGTAGCAGCTTTGGATTTTGGCGGTGACAAGACATCAACTGCTGGTACATTTACCATTCAATTCCCAACAGCAGACGCTTCTAACGCTATCATTCGCATTGCCTAACGGAGAAATCCAATGGCATTAGTCTCTGGTTGGGGTAGAGGAACATGGGGTGAAGGGGCCTGGAACGAAGAGGCCCCTATCTCTATTACTGGTGTTTCTGCAACAACAGGGCTGGGTAGCGTTTCTATTTCTGCAAGCGCGGTTGTGACAGAGGACTCTGTTTCAGGAGCGTCTGCCTCTGGGCAAGTCACAACAGAGGTATTGCAAGAGGTTCAGGTTGCAGGCGTATCTGGGGCTGGTCAAAACACTGCTCCAGACATCTTTGGTGACGCCAACTTCTCAATAACAGGTGTGTCTGGCACATCTGCCATTGGCACGGTTGATGCTCAATCTGTAGCCGAAGTTACGGGTGTTTCTGCCACAGGCGGCACAGGAACAATAACCATGACAGGCACTGCTAATGTGGTGCCTGCGGGTGTGGAAGATACAGGGCAAATTGGTACGCCGTTTATTTTCTTAGAGCAAAAAATAACCGCTCCTTCGTTCCTCGCCTCTGGCGCGGTTGGCGATGTTTCCATAGAGGGTATTGCAAATATCTTCCCAACAGGAGTATCTTCAAGCGCAGATGTGGGTTCTGTAGTGCCTTTTGCTGGCTCAGATGTAAATGTTACTGGAGAGACGGGAACAACGTCACTTGGCACAGTGACGCTTTTTGCTGGCGCAAAGCCTACCCCTTCTGGCGTTTCTGCGGTTGGTGCAAACACTTTTGTAGTTACAATAACAGGTGATGCCAACATCTTACTAAATGGCGTTTCTGGAACCATATCTACATCCTCTCCGAATGTATGGAGCCAAATTACTCCAAATGTTTCGCAAACATGGAGCCAAATTACTCCAAATGTTTCGCAAACATGGACCGGGGTTGCCGCTTAACGCGAAAAACAGTATATTAGTTTAGTCACTGCAAAGGTTTTATGAAATGGCTAGTACATACACAAACATAGGTATTGA